TTAGTCTTCTACGACTACGCCCATAGAGCGGGCGGTGCCGGCGATGACCTTGACGGCACCGTCGAGGTCGATGGCGTTCAACTGGCCCATCTTGACCTTGGCGATTTCTTCGAGGTCGGCGCGGGAGATTTTCCCGACCTTCTCGAGGTTTGGCTTGCCGGAGCCTTTTTCGATTTTGATTTTTTCACGAATCAAATCATCGACAGGCTGACCGAGGCAGGTCCAGTCAAAAGTCCGATCATCGTAAACTTTGATGTGGACGATGACGTTTTTGCCGTTAAATTCTTTGGTTTTCTCGTTGAATGGGTTGATGAAATCCATCATGTTAAGACCCCATTGACCGAGGGTAGAACCGACTGGAGGTCCGGCCGTAGCCTTGCCGCCAGGAATGCGCAACTTGAGGTTGCCGATTACTTGCTTTGCCATAATTTTCCCTTTTCTCGGGTGAAGCTCCCGAGCCGATTATTAATAATCGTGCGTAACGTATCTATTTTAGCGCAAAAGGCGAGGATTGTCAATTGCGGTTTGGTTGCGTAATGGAATGGAAATTGGGGTGAGTATTGACTTTTTCGATGAAGTGTGCTACAATGGAAATATGGGGAATAATTCCCTAGTATTTGACATGCCTAGTTAGTTTCCTCTCGGGGAGCTTGGGCGGCGTTGAGATTGTGGTGGGTTCAACGCTGTCCGAGCGGACGGTGGGCCTGGCAAAGGGTCAGGACCGGTCTTATGCTTTGGGTGAATGCTCGGAGCGCCTGAAAAGGAGGAAAATATGTTTGGCAATGCAAGAAAAGAAGATGTCCAAAGTGTGGAAAGTTTGGTCAGAAGCGTCGACTCCCATGTGAGCGATGTGCGCTCTCGGCTTGGATCGCAGATTGGCGACGTGAGCCACCAGCTGAATCAGCTGTGCGATGCGCTGCTGCCGAAGGTGGAAGAGCCGGAGTCGCAGGTTCCGATGCGCACAATGCGCCGCGAGGAGGCCAAAAATTTCTACGGGGGGGGGGGTTATACTTAATTGTGTGGAGACAATCACCAGTTTTATGCTGCTGATGCCTCTGCCGGGCGATGAGAACGCGCGCGTGCGGTTCGTGGTGCCGAAGAGCGTCCCCTGCGACGTGAACGGCGAGCCGGTGAACATGCTGCGGTTTCAGGAGTTCCCGGAGCTGGTTGAAGGTTCCGGAATGTACCGCTTTGAGTGCAGCCCCACCTTCCTTTTTGGCAGCTACTGGGTCGGTGCCGACGGCGTGCACTATTTCCGGCCGGAAGATCCGCATACGGCGAAGCACGTGTTTGTGCGACTGCCGGGGACGGCGGCCCTGACGGAGGAATCTGCCGCGGCGAGCGCCGAAACGGCGACTGAGAACGCGATTGACGACCAGAATGGCGCTGAGTTGGCGACCGAGACCAAGACGGCCTCTGGGGCTGCCGGCGAGGCGACAGCGTCTGAAGCGGCGCTGCGCGACTACGTCGAGAAGCAGGCAATCTACCGTCCGAATCCGGCGCGGCTGGGCCACTTCGTGATGAACCTGATCTACAACGAGGTCGAGTTCAACGATATGGTTGACCTGGGCTACCATCTGGAGGACTTCCAGGAGTTCTGCGCAACGCAGCTCCGGGACCTGCGCGAGCGCTGCTACACGCGGTGGGTGAGCTACTACGGCGGCGCGATGCCGAAGGTGGAGTAAACACCATGATTGCGGTAGGTCGCTGAAGCTCCCTGTGATACGGCGTTTTCTGGTTTGTGAGCATTTCGCACGTTCCAACAATTAACTAGGCAGAGGCCCTCGAGCTACGGTTCGGTTTACTGTAACAAAAAGGAACAATCCTGTAGAATAGTAGTTGAAGACAAACTATAACTACAAAAGGAGATTGTTCCTATGACAAGTATAACATCTATTAGTGATATTCCATCCAATTACCATTGCCACAGAAAGTTATTTAAGCTAATTTGGGGAGATTATACTTGTCCAGAATGTAATAAACTAGGGCTTAAGTTTAGGGATAGCTATGAGTGGTGCCCTCATTGTCGGAAGAAGTTCTCCGTCAAGAAAGAAACTCTTTTTAAGTATAGTAAGCTGAGTTATAAGACCCTATATACTCTTGTTTGGTGCTGGCAACAGAAGTGGACAATTAGCGAAGTTAGAAAGGCTACTAGCCTCTCATACTACACAATTAGGAAGTGGTATAAGAAGTTTAGATTACAATTGCCAAAAGATAGTACTAAGCTGTATGGTGAAGTAGAGGTGGATGAGAGCTATTTTGGCAAGTTACGCTTTGGTAAACAAAGACTTGTCATAGGCGCAATAGAACGCCACAGTAGGCAAATTAAGCTACAGATCATCACCGACCGCACTAGAGCCACTTGCGAAGGTTTTATTAAGCGTTCTATTGCTCCGGGAAGCCTAATTGCTACTGATGGATTAGATTCTTATAATGAGATTCATTTGTTAGGGTATGATCGGGAAGATTGTAATCATAGCTTAGGTATATTTGGGCCAACGAACCATATTGAGAATCTCTGGAGCGTAATTAAGCGTCAAGTTAGGCGTATCCACAACACCTTGTCTTTTTCCCATCAGGACTTACAAGCAATTCTGAGTGAATATGAGATACGTCATAATCGCCCAGAATTGTTCTATAATGTAGATAACTACTTATTCTGCTGTTCTGGTTTGTTACAGTAAACCCTGGTTGTGGTATAATGAAGACATATCAATGACGACTAGAAAATACTGGTCGTTTTTTTGTTGACTAGACTTTTTAGTCGTCTTTGGTGCCGACAAACATTTCAACAAGGTTATCAAGATGATTAGAAATCCCACAATTCAAGAGTTTGAAGCAGCAGTGACAATTAGAATGCTGACCCATAAGCGCGCTAATAAAGTTAGTTATTCGCATAGCGAAGCATCTACTTTAGCGACCATCGGGGCTAACAGCTATTTGCAGGACATTGAAGCCAACGATAAGCTCTGGTGCATGGCGCGTGGTAGGCGCACGTATATATTCCATGTCCCATCAAGGCGGATAGCTGGAGAACTTGGTCTAGTATTTGACCGAGCTGCGGATGGGCAATGCAAGAATCTTCAAATCGTGGTGCTAGACCGTAAGGGTTTAACAAAGTGCAAGACAATCAATGATTTAGTGACCGATTTAGAACAACGACAAAAGTTTTATCGCAACAAAAGAAAGGAACGTAGATGAAAACTATCAAAGTTAATTTGGATTCAAACGGCAATGCCCATATCAATTTATATGGCGAACATATCACGCTTAGCAGAGACGAGTTCGATGAGTCTGGCAAAGCAAAATTTACAAAGTTCGGCGAAGAATATCTTGCGGAGATCAATCGGTCCATAAGGAAAAGCAATAGCAGTTCCACTAAAGTGAAGACTGTTTTAGAAAAAGAACAGAGTAAAAAATAGATGACGGCAAAGGTGCAACAGACGAAACGTACGAAGAAGGACACTGCCAAGAAGGCTATGTCTAAAGCATCTGTTGCAAAAAAGCGAAAGCGTAAAGTCGCGAAGAAACCACCATATCGCCCACTTAAATTTCAGAGTGTCGAAGAGCTACAAGATAAAGTTGAAGCCTATTTTGCATCATGCAATGACTATGTACGTGGTGCCAAAGGAAATCGTATAAAAGATGCCGTATCTGGAGAATATCTGATGTACCAAGTAAAGGTTCCTACGATTACTGGATTAGCCGTATTCCTCGATACCTCGCGCGAAACATTGCTTGATTATGAGAACGAGCTACACAAGAACAAAGATATGCCCGAAGAAATTCAGCATGGCTTTTCTGACACTATAAAAAAGGCGAAATTGCGAATTTATGACGCGACTGAACAGCAACTATATCGTGGCAAGCCAACCGGAGCCATATTTTCACTTAAAAACAACTATGGGTGGGAGGACAAAACCAAGGTCGAGACCAAAGATGTTGGTTATCATAACCCATTCGAGAATTTAAGTGAGGAGGAATTGCGTCACCTTGCTGGAGAAACAATGTCATGAAAGACTCTTTTGATGTTGAACTTGCTCGTTTTGGCGCACGTTTAGAGCTTGCACGCCGTCATCTCTATGACTACTGTTTACTGCAATACCCAGGCTTTTATAAGCCAAAGCGCACCTTTTTGAAGGATATTTGTAACCAAATCGAGGGTTTTGTGAAGCATAGCCCAAAACGCTTTCTAATCCTTAATGCTCCACCTCGTCATGGCAAATCGTTGACAGCCCAATCAGCAACTGCATGGCTCTTAGGCGATAACCCAGCAAATCGCGTCATGACGGCGTCCTACAACGAACGCCTAGCTAGCACTTTCTCCAAGAACGTGCGCAACATTATTCAGACAAAGAAAGTTGGAGAACGCGTTGTCTACTCAGATATTTTTCCGGGAGTTAGCGTACAATACGGCGACGCAAGTGCGCAGATGTGGACGTTGGAGGGGCAAAACCAAACATCATACCTTGCGACTTCTCCGAATGGTACGGCGACCGGTTTTGGCTGTAACTTCTTAATTTGTGACGACCTTATTAAGAACGCGGTTGAGGCGTATAACGAAAATGTTCTAAACGATATCTGGTCATGGTTTACAGATACAATGCTTTCGCGCTTAGAGGGGCAGAAGAAAGTTATTGTCATCATGACGCGCTGGGCAAAAGGTGATCTTGCTGGGCGCATTTTGGAGGCATTTCCAGACGAAGTTGAGCTTATCACTTATCAAGCGTGCAACGATCAAGGCATAATGCTCTGTGACGATATTTTGAACACTAAAGATTATAACTTCCTCAAGCGTGAAATGAGTCTTGATATTTTCGAGGCAAACTATAATCAGAAGCCCATCGATGTTAAAGGTAGGCTTTATTCCACATTCAAGGAATGGGAGAAAAAGCCGGAAGGTGAAGTTAAGAACTATACCGATACTGCTGATACTGGATCAGACTTCCTCTGCTCAATTAGCTATACGGTATTTGAAAACGAAGCCTACATTACAGATCTTGTCTTTACTGATGAGCCAATGGAAATCACCGAGGAAGCTACTGCCGATTTATTCTATCGTAGCGAAGTTAATCGTGCCAACGTAGAGAGCAACAACGGCGGTCGCGGCTTTGCTAGGAATGTTGAGCGTATCTTGCGAGAAAAACATGGTAGTAATCGGACAATTATAACTCCAGTACCTCAAACAAAGAATAAAGAGAGCCGTATTTTGGCAAGTTCAGCGTGGGTACAAAATCACGTCTATATGCCGTCAAACTGGAAAACGAGATGGCCGGAGTTCTACAAACAAGTTATGGAGTATCAGCGAAAAGGTAAAAATGCTCACGATGACACAGTAGATGTATTGGCAGCGATTTTTGAGGAGATTACCGGCAAGCGTAAGCCACAGATTATCAATAACATCGACAACCCTACGAAGCGTAGGCACAGAAGGACTTTTGAAAGATAGGAGGAATTATCATGATTAGTAAAGTCTATACATTGCCAGCAGGCACCGAACCGACAGCAGACATCGTGAGTGGGCTTATTACTGGAAGCCAACGCAAGGAATGTCTTGAGCTTTATGAGCGTCTGTATGCCTATTATATGAATGAGGCTGTCGCAAGTCGTGAAGCCCCACATCAACTACTTGCAATTACGAACCACGCACGGTACATCGTTAAGACTAACGTTGGATACCTACTTGGTAATCCAGCAACCTATTTGGCCGCCGAAAAGGTCGATATTGAGCCACTACTAGACATTTATCGTAAACAAACTATCAGTAATCTTGACGTAGAGAACGCTACCGATACATCTATCTTTGGTCACGCTTTTGAACGTATTTACATCAATAAAGACGCAGAAACTCGCTCTACGCGCATTGACCCACGCAATATTATTCTCGTCTACGACGATACCGTCCAGCATGAAAAAATGTTTGCTATTATTTACCAGCCTTCTGTTAATGAAAAGGGCGAAATCGTCCGAGATGTCTATGATATGACCATCTTGACCCCAACGATAGCGATGGAACGCAAGCTAAAAGACGGCATTCTAAGTGGCGATGAGGAAGTGTCTCATAGTTTTGGCGAAGTGCCAGTCGTTGAATACCTAAACAGTAGCGACCGCGTGGGCGACTTCGAGCCAGTTATTAGTCTGCTAGATGCGTATAATATCTTGCAGTCTGATCGCGTAATCGATCGAGAAAGGTTAGTCGACGCTATTTTGGCTTTTTACGGCATGGATTTGGGCAAGGAGGATCAGGAAGATTTGAAAGAATCTCGGACTATAGCTGGTATTCCGTCTGATGCTAAGATTGAATATATTGTAAAGAACATCAATGAGGCAGATGCTGACGTTTTGCGTTCGGCGATCCTCGCTGATATTCATAAAATTTCTATGACGCCAGACATGAGCGATCAAAACTTTGCGGGAAATTCATCTGGGGTAGCTCTACAGTACAAGCTACTCGCCTTTGAGCAACATGTTAAAGATAAAGAACGATATTTCGAGAATGCACTCATTGACCGATTCAGATTATATAATGGCGTATTAGCCAGCATTAAAAAGATGAGCACTATCGAACCTAGCGAAATAGATATAGTATTCCGCAGGGCGTTACCACAAAACGATCTTGAGGTGTCTCAGATGATAAATAACCTAATGGATATCGTTGATCGCGAGACGCTAGTATCGCGGCTATCGTTTGTTCAAGACGCCAAGGAGACAGTCAAGCTTGCGCAAGAGGAACAAGAAAAAGCCCTGAGACTTGGTAACTATGGGGTTAATAAGACGGATGAGCCTGATGATCAAACTGATTCCGATGACCCACTAGACGAGGAGTAGCCGTATGAAATCACGCTCTGATAACTACTGGGCGACGCGTTCACTTGAACGGCTTAGTGAGGCAGAAAAGACTTCTATAACCTATCTCAAGCAAGTCCAAAAAGAGTATCGTGCGACAGCTCGGGCTATTGTTGAACAGGTGCGTAAACTCTATGCCACATACTATAGTAAGAATGGTTTTGATATTGATGCGCTTAATAAAGTTGCCCCTCAGGGTGACGTAAAACGCTTTCTAGCGAGCATGGAGGCTCAAGGTCTGCCAACCGATCTACCTAACAATTATCGAGGCAGAATGAGCCGTTTGGAACTTCTAAACGGCCAAATGCTAGGCAAAGTGAAGCAAATGGCAACCAAAGAGAGGGTTGCGACAACCGATTTGTACGACAAAGTATTTCGAAACACATATTATCGAACTGGATATGATGTATCTAAAGGTCTTGGCGAAACTCTTGCTTTCGGTAGCTTGGACGACAAGACTATTGATAAAGTGCTTGAATCTAAGTTCTATGGTAAAAACTATTCAGAGCGTATTTGGGGTAATTCTAATAAATTAGCTGATCAGTTACAAAGTATCATTTCTCACGCAATCGCAACTGGACAATCGTCAGAGAAGACTGTTCGATTAGTCCGAGAACGTTTTAATGTTAGTCAATCCAACGCGGCACGTTTAGTGCGCACAGAGACATGTTATTTCGAGAATCAAGCAGAGATTGAAGCATATAAAGAGATGGGTATATCAGAGTACGTAATATTAGCTACGCTTGATAGCCGTACATCTAAGATCTGTCGCGAGATGGACGGCAAACGTTTTAAGATTAAGAATGCTGTGGCAGGCGAGACGCTACCTCCACTCCATCCGTATTGCCGCACAGCGATACGCCCGTATATTGGAATAGAGTTTGAACCTAAAACGCGAATTATGCGTGATCCAGAGACGGGTAAGAACAAGACTATTGAACAGATGACTTACCATGAATGGCGAGCGCAATATATGCCAAACGAACCTAAGGTCAACCAAAAAGGACTAAAAGTGGGGGTTATAGGGGGATTATTGAACCAAAGATGGAACAAGTGGCAAGTAGGAGATGACCTTTTTGTCGGAGTGAATAGACCATTGATAGAAAAGTCAATTAAACAGGCAAGCAGGATACTTGAGGAGTACCCTATAGTGAGCGAATCGATTCGTGAGAATGGTGGCATAACGTTTGAACTGGTCGATGCTGCAACGTATAAGGCAGCAACTTCAACAGATAATTCACGCATACTATTTTCAAGGAAGGCTTTTGCTAATCGCGAGAAATACTTAGCAGTTTTAGAAAAAGAAATGAAAGTTGGCTTTAAGATGCGTGTTCCGAAAATGTACCACGACATTTATACCATCACGCATGAGATGGGGCATGTGGTCGAGAATTACCTTGTCGATGGAAAGAAAATCACCAGAGCGGAGTATAATAAACGCGCTACGGCGATTAAAAATGATATCATAAAGATAGCGCAACAAATGAGCGATAAAACGCGAAGCGAGGTACTAGCAGAAATGTCAGGCTATGGGCGCAAAAAGCCGCAAGAATTCTTTGCCGAAGCTTTTGTGGCACATAAACTAGGTAGTCCCAATATATGGGGAAAAGCTATGAGAGAATATCTAAGGGAGAGGGGGCTGAAATAATGTTTTCTGATATATTAATGCCATTATTTATGAAGAATAGTGAATGGTATTATTTTGATGATGAAGCTGGCATTACTTGTCTAACCGAAGCTGGAAAGAAAATCCCGGAAGTCGTTGCTAGCTATAACGAATATTATAGCGACGAAGATGACAACCTACTCTATTAGTAGTTCTATAGTGCATGAAGTTATTGCTAAAAATAATCCTTATGATATAATCAATTTAAGATCAATGACGACCTGTTAGGTTGATTATTGAATTTCTTTAGCGACCTTCGGGTCGCTTTTTCGTTGGTTTGTAATTTAAGCCGAGAGGCGTAAAAGGAAGGATAAGAAAATGGATGGAGACGATCCAAATTCTACCAACAATAACCCAGCAAACCAACCTGACGGAAGTGCTGATAAGGGTGATAGTCAGGGTAGTAAAACTTTTTCGCAAGATGAGGTAAACGAAATTGTACGCAAGCGTATTAATGAAGCCAATGCCAAATCTGAAGAGAAGCTTAACAAAGCAGTAGCAGATGCTATCGCCGAACAAGAGCGTAAAGCTAAACTGACCGACGAACAGCGCGCGTCTGAAGCTCAAAAGGCTAAAGAGGCAGAAATCGCTAAACGCGAGCAAGAGGTTACTTTACGTGAGCGTCGGGCTGAAGCATCGCTCATCTTAGCAGAGAAGAATGTTCCTGCTGAGTTTGTTGAATATATTGTCAATACCGACGCGGACAAAATGTCTGAGAATATTGACAAGCTTGCAAAGGTCTGGGAGGAAGCTGTCAAACACGCTGTTGAAGAACAATTAAAGCTCAACGGCTCAAACCCTAAAGACCGCTCATCCGGTAATAATTCCGGCAAAGTCGCTACGCCAAGTGGTGTTTACTCCAAAAATGGCACTAGCGCATTTTAATCCGAAAGGACTACAAAATGGCACGACAAGATACGTTGTCCATCCTCGACACTAAAGAGGCAAAAGATAAGCTGGCTGAAGCTGGTGGTAAACTTATCGAAAACATCCAAAAGAATGCTCTCTCGTCAATTCTTAAGAATACTGAATATTCTGGTGATCCTACCTCTGGCTCAGTAGAAATTAACCGCTTCCAGAACGCAACGAGCAACGACTATGGCACTGCCCGCGGCAACTCTAAAGGTGACAAGATCAAGAACGGAAAAGTCACCATTAATATTGATCAAGACAAAGAGATTATTGAGGAAGTTGCCAATAAAGATGTGCGTATGTTCGGCATATCTGATATCATTGATCGTCGGACAAAAAACCACGCTAGCCGAGCCATTGCTGAACTTGATCGTGCGTTCTTTGAGACTGCCGAGGGAGCAGCTACGGCTGTTACTACGAGCGAAACTGACATTGTTGAGGTTGTAGAAGCACTAATTCAGAAGGCAGAGACCGTCAAAAATGAGTACGTGGACGGAGTTGACCGTAGTATGCTCGTCATTACTGCCACTCCAAGTGCATACGGCAAGTTGCGTAAATACATCGACCAAGTTGATGGTGGCGCTGGTAATGAAAGTATTGGTATGTTCCACGGTGTAGAAATCCATAGCAACGTACGCCAGACAGCCGATCTGCTTATTCAAGCTAGGGGTTCTGTTGCGCAACCAGTGGCAATCGATGAGTATGACGCCGATCGTATCCCTCAATCAAATGATATTTCGATTGACCTATTCTACAGCTACGGTACCAAAGCTATTACTCCAGACTTGATCTTTAAGATCGAAAATGCTGGTGCCAGCGAAATTGTAGCTTAACTAACAAGAAAGGACTCAACTTATGAAATATAAACTGAAGGTAGAACGCGAGTTTCGCGATAAGAACACCAACAAAGTTCATAAGGTTGGCAAGACTCTTACCGTAGATGAAGTTAGAGCTAAAGAGCTTCTAGTCCATCCACAAGGAATTGTCAGCATTCTAGAAATGCTAAACACTAAGCCCAATGATAAGCCAAAAACGTCAGATGAAACTGACAATGATGGTAATGACGAAGGCAAAAATGAGCCAGAAAAAGATGGTGACGGCGAGAATGAGGGGAACAAGGGCTCAGAGTAGTTGAAGGGTAAATATGCTGAATTACGACGATTTCATAGAAGCTATGGCTGAAAAAGTTGGCATTATCAATCAAGATAGCACCAATGATGCCGACCTCCTCAAGTATGTTTGCGAGGAGGTGGCAGATCGTCTTTCAATCTATCTAAACCTACGCCCGAACGAAGAAGACATATTTGAGTTTGATAAGAGGCTAGTCAGGATTGGAGCACGGATCGTCAGTGGTATATTTACCCAAACTAAGACCAATATCTCTGGTACTGATGTGGACACTACTATCAAAAGTATCAGCGACAACGGTCAGTCTATCTCATATGGTGATAGTGCGAGAAACTATCTAGCCACCGCCAGTGATGGTGAGCTATTTAACGGCTGCGTTGAACTACTAAAACCATATCGGAGGGCTCATGTTGTTTCCTAGCTCAGCTAAACAGACAATTTCTAAGGCATTTTACGACAAGGAAGTTACCGTATTGGAGAAGCAGGAAGCATATGACGCTGAAGGCGGTCTAGTTAAAACTGGAACCGCTATAAAGAGCACTTTTACAGGAAATGTGAGGTTCGTTTCTTATGACGAAAGTCAGCAGGAAAAAGGGATCGTGAAAGATATTGATATAGTCATTACATGTCCTACGGACATTGTCGTAGAGGTTGGAGACTTGCTGCAGTATCAAGGCTCCAAATATGTTGTAAGTAGTCGAGTTATAACTGATTCGCATATGAGGCTAGAAGGTAAAATATGGCAAATGTAACGATTACTATTTCCGGCATCAAGAACTTGCAACGCAAACTTGGAAATATGAAGAGCCAAAAAGCAACACGTTTTGCAGTTTCTCAGGCAACTGCCCTAGTAGAGGGGGCTGCGAGGGCTGGGTGTTCTGTTAAAACGGGCGGGTTGCGCAACTCTATTCATATGCGTATTGAAGAGAGTGAACGCAGAGTTGTAGGTATAGTTTATACCTCGATGGAGCATGCGCCGTTTGTTGAATTTGGCACTGGGGTTCGCGGTGATGGTAGTTATCCATATGAGAAGCAGGCAAATTTAACTCTGTTCTATGATCCAGAATGGCCAGGACAAGTTGCTCAACCATTCTTGGTGCCGGCATTACTTTCAAACAGAAACCGTATCAATAAGTTAATTGCTGCAGCCACGATTAGTGGCGTAACGGGAGGTAAATAGGATGTTTACGCCAAAAGTTCAGCTTCAAAAAACGCTTTCCAGTCTTGGTTATTACTGCCATCAAGGAGCGCAGGCTTCCTTCTCTGGCAACGAAATTCCCGCGATCACATTTCGAGTTGATAACAACAGCGTTAATCTTGACCTCAGCAACGAGATTGCTAGCCAAGATATTAACGTCGTAGTTGATATATGGGCAGATGATAGCATAACGGCTTCGCAAGTTCTATCTGAAGTAGAGGAAGTGATGAGGTTAGACGGCTATCAGATGACCTATTCGGCAGATGTGTCACAGCCAAAAGGCTGCCTGTTTCACATTAACTGTCGTTTTATTACCGTTCATGTTGAATGAACGCACTGCTAATTTCTAAAAGGAGAAAATATGGCAGGTTCAAAAACTATGGGTACAACCCTTACTATCACCAAGACTGGTGACGAAACTGAGGATCTCGTAATTAAAAGCCTCACATCTATTGGTGAGCTTTCTGGCGAGCGCGAAGAAATTGACGTTACTACGCTCGATAGTCCTAACGGTGCTAAAGAGTATATCTCTGGTGCGGTCGACTGGGGATCTCAGGAAATTGCTGGCAATGTAACTGATGCTACACAGTTAGCTAAACTTCGCGCGATTTTTGACTCTCAGGCTGTTCGTCAGTGGACCATCAAAACTCCAGCAGGCAATATTGCACGCTATAACGCCTTTATTGGTTCGTTCAAATATGGTGAAAAAACAACCGATGGGCTTGATACGTTCGGCATGACCTTGCGTGTTTCTGGTAGTGTCGAATTTAACCCAGAGAATGAGCCAGCAGCCTAGAAAGCGGCGCCAGTGGTCGCCTCGTAACCACTACTAAGCAAAACTTAATTAAGGAATTATTTATGAAACTCGACTATAAAGCCTCGAACATTGCCAAAACAGAGCGCACATATGGAATAAACTTTAATAAAGTGCTTACGACACTCGATGACCCATCCATGAGCGACTTGCTATTCTTGTTTGAGGCAGGTGGCGGAAATGAATCAGACTTTGATGCAGCCTTTGCGAAAGGTTATGATAATGCTCTAACGATTATCCTAGAGGGGATTATCTCCGCTGGTTTTTTAGGGAAAGAGATTACTCAAGAGGCGAAGCTAGCGTTGGCAGACTTGAAGAAAGAAATGAAGAAAAACACGGAAAATGTCAGAAAACTTTTACAGAATTCTGGCGAAGTAACCAAAAATTAGCATTTCGGATAGGGTTACACTTATCCGAATTTTGGGAATTAACTATTGGCGACTTCTATGATTGCATTGACGGTTACTCTGAGCGCATGCGGGACGAGATGAACTTGCAGGATAGACTTAATCACGTTCTGAGAACTTACATCGCAGTTGGAGTCAACGATCCACAAAAATACCCAGAAAAGCCAATTTTGAGCACGGACATCAGTAATAAGAGTTCCGGTTTTACATCAGATGAAAGCTTAGATGCCTACATCTGCAGCCTTGCTAACAATGTGAAAGGTTGATAATGGCAACAATTGACGAGTTAAGCGTAAGGATTAGTGCTGATTCTAGCAAGTTGACGTCTGAAGTCGGTAAGGCTGAACGAAAGATCTCTGATTTTAGCAAAAGTACAGAGAAAGCTACGAAAACTCTATCGACCGGCATGGTTGTAATAGGAACTGCTGTTGGGAATACTCTTGGTAATATAATTTCAAAAGCGTTCCAGTCCATTAACCAGCATATGGATGGCGCTGTCAGACGTTTAGACACGCTCAACAACTATACCCGAGTAATGTCGAATCTTGGCATTGCTGCTCAAGACTCTAATAAATCATTAAAAATCCTTGATGACGGTATCACTGGTTTGCCCACTAAGCTTGATGATGCTGCTTCGGCAACACAACGTCTAGTTGCCACAAATGGTAATATTGCCGCCTCAACAGATATGTATCTAGCGCTTAATAACGCTATTCTGGCTGGTGGCGCAGCTATTGAAACTCAAAATACCGCGCTTGAGCAGATGATGCAAGCCTACTCCAAAGGTAAGCCTGATGTCATGGAGTGGCGTGCATTTCTGACGGCAATGCCAGCTCAGCTCAAGCAGATCGCGACAGCTATGGGATATACGTCTACTGCTGTTGGCGGAGATTTATACAATGCACTTCAGTCTGGCGAGGTGAATATGAATGATTTCATGTTTACTATCATGAAGCTTAATAAAGAGGGCGTTGCTGGGTTTGCTAATTTCGCCACACAAGCTCGCAATGCTACTGGTGGTGTGGCGACTAGTATAACTAACCTTAAAACAGCTATAACGCGTGGCATAACGCAAGTTTTGGACGTACTAGGTCAATCCAATATCGCTGGATTCTTCAATGGCTTATCTAAGGCTATAGGAACAGCGTTCAGCTATGTTGCTGCTTTTGTAAAAATCGTTAAAGAGGCTGTAGCTTGGATTGGTGCATTATTCGGTGGGTCTGGGTCTACATCTGGACTAGTAAAAGAAACTGGTAGCGCTGCTACTAATGTTGATAATATTTCGTCTGGAGCAGCAGGCGTGGCTAGCGGTCTGAATGATGCTAGTAAGGCTGCGAAAAAGCTCAAAGGTCAGCTTGCTGGCTTTGATGAAATGAACGTCCTTAGTCAGCAGGATACCAGTGGTGGTGGCGGGTCTGGCAGTGGTGGTTCTGGAGCTGGCGGTAATGCGGCTATAGGTGATTATGCGTGGGATACATCTGCCATGGAGGTCGCTACCGACAAAATCGATGCACTGGTGGTGAAGATTAAGAAAGCCTTTAAGGATCTTTTTGGCGAATGGGATTTCAAAAAGATAGGTAAATCACTCAAGCAATTTTATGATGACGTGAAGAAGTTTTTCGGCAATGCTGGAAAAATTATTAAAGATGTGTGGCAGAAATACTTAAGACCATTTATACAATGGTCTGGGGAGAGTTTGCTGCCAGCAACTTTGAACGCTATTGGTGGTGGTATTAGGCTACTTGGTGAAATAATCGGAAACGTGTGGGATACGTTCCTGATGCCATTCATTGACGCTTTTCTTGTACCAATCGCCCAATTCACTGGCGGGGTCATTGTTAATGTTCTAAATGGAGTTGGTAATGCCTTGCGAGGTATCGCCAACAACAGTGCTGCAGTTGAAACTATATCTTTAATCGTCAAAGGCTTTATTACTTTGATTGGACTCAATCTCGTTGCCGGCTTCTTTACTGGTCTAATTAATGCTATCACTGGTGGCAGTATCGCGATGAGTGGATTTCTAGGAGTATTGTCTAAGACAACTGGTGGCTGGGATTTATTTAATAAAGCTGGTGCTACTGGGTCGGGCATTATAAACTCTCTCAAAGATGGCGTCGGCAGTGTTGTTGGTAAAATCTCTGCGCTTGGTGCTCCTCTTGCTAATGCAGCTAATGGTTTTACTGGAGCAGCTGCTGGGTCTCAAATGTTTATTTCTTCACTTGGCGCTGGCTTAATAATCATGGAAGCGGTAGTGGCTGTAGTGTTGGCAATCCAAACAGCTATGGAACTTATTAAGCTCAAGACCATGGAAGCGGACTTGGCGGAACGCCAATATATGGATACGACAAAGCTGATTTCTGAGGCTCAAGCGCATCATAACGAAACTATTGAGCGCCAAGTAGCGCTAAAAGAGCGATTGGATGAAATTACTAAAACCCTCAATGAAACCAATTTGTCTCTTTTGGAATCCCAAAATCGGGTCATCGAGCTAACCTCGATTGCTAATGAGATTTCGGAAAAATATGGAATGACGCTAGACCAAGCTCGTGTCTATGTCAATAACTTGGATATAGCCAGCGGAAATCTTACAGAGAAAGACCGCGAACTAGCTGAGGCGGTTCTAAAATTAGAGCAAGGTGAAACTAAACTTGATGAGGTAACAAGAAAAGTAAAAGATACCCAAGATGAGCTTATTGGAACTGGTGAGGCTTTAGATGAACAACGTCGCGGAGAAGTCGCCGAACTTAAGAAAGTCGAATTAGCGACATTACTTCAAGCTGGCAAATACGACGAACTGAAACAAAAAATGATTGAGCTCACACAACAGGGATATGAGTATACTAACGCTAATGGAGAACAGGTCAAGGTAATTGGAGAAGATGTAGAAAATCTCGTTAATTTCTTCGGTGACCAACTTGCTCGTGGTCAAGATGACAATGCCAAAGCATGGAGGGCAATGTGGCAAGATGCGGATAGAAATATCAACAATTTGAAAAACTCTACAGGCAGCCTCGCCAATACAATGAGATCCGAGGGGGTTAAGGCTGGCGAGAATGTAGGGGAAGGTATTGGGCAAGGCGTAAAGAGCAAGCAGGGTTGGCTGGGCTCTACTATTGGTAGCATTGGTAGTTCTATGCTTGGTGTCTTCAAGAAGCAATTTGATATTCATTCGCCATCAAAAGTCATGGCTCAAATGGGCTCGTATATCATGCAAGGTGTTGGCGTAGGACTTGAAAGCGAAGAAAACTCGCTTAATAAGATGATGTCGGGCATAGGTAGCTCTATACAAGATAGTTTCAGCGATGCCGTAACTAACATTCCTAATATAATCTCCAGTTTAAGTATTGATAGCCTTGGAACAAGTATAAACTTACCAGAGGTTAATAGCCGGATTCAACATCAGATTAAAGATGAGTTAAAAGTTCAAAAACAACCAATCGAGCTTTCTGCAACTTTGCAAATCGACGGCAAAGATATACCTGTCTCACTAAATTTTGCGCAAAACATGGCAGATTCAATCAACAGGGTCTCTCAACTGAAAAATCATAGCATTATAAAAGTCTAATCCTCTTCAACTGTATAAGTAAGCCTTTCCTCTTTCCCGTCAAGGTTGGTATAAGTTATCACAAACCCTCTACTACCATAGCGTGTATAGTTTAGGTTTGGGAGAGTTTCCTTTACGGACTCAATGTCTTCCGTAAGATTCTCTAGCTTCTCTGGGAAATAACCTTTATCAATATATTGAAGCTTGGCAGTGAGGTATAATTGCTGTGCTACTGATTCTTGATGGTTACGTTTTGACTGGTCTATAAGACCTTCGGTTGTCAAAGGTTCTTTCTCGGGTTGGCTCGAGGTATGGTTTATTAAAAAAATTGCGCTTACGGCTAATACGCCAACTGCTATTACACCTAGCAATATATAGGTGAGTTTCTTATTTTTATGCAT